CACCCAGCCGCTGCCGATCGCGCGGTCGGTGAACAGCCGGACGAAGCCGGCGCGCGACGTGGCCTGCACCTGCGCATGCTGGCGCATCGGAGAGATGAGCTTGAGGCGGCCCTCGATCGTGCGATCCCATTCGACCGGCGTGGTGTAGCCACCATCAGCGTTCGAGCCTTCCGTCATGGCAGCGCGGGGCTGACCGGCGCGATGCGCGGCCTTGAGCTCGACCTCATTCTCGCCCAGCCGGAACCATGCGTTGAAACGCTCGGTATATTCCGGATCGCGGGGCTGCACCCGGTCGCCGCCGTTCAGAGCGGCCGCGGCGATCTTGGCATTGATCGCGTTGAGCGCGGTCTCCAGATCGGTGACGGTCGCGCTGATCTTGTCGAACTGTGCAGCGTCGAGCGGGTCGACCTTCGCCTCGAGCTTGTCGAGACGCTTGTCGTTGACCTCGATCAGCGCCTTCGGATCAGTGCCGTCCGCCCGAATGGAAGACGTGAGGAGCGCGCGGGGAAGCGGGACGCCGGCAGCATTGGCGATGACGTCCAGCGTCGGCGCGCGCAGCGGGGACGTGTCCTCCGGCTGAGCGGCCCGGGCGCGAAACGGATGGGCGAGCAGGGTCGCCACCGCCGCGAGGGCGGTTCGATTCATGAACTTCATGGGTGGTCTCCTAGTGGAAGGCTTCGAGAAGCCCGGCCAGAGGGCCGAGCAGATCGCCGCCAGCGCCAGGCGTGTCGGCATGGTCAGGGGCAGCGTCCGGCTTGCCCTTGAGGCTCTTGATGCGGGCGCGCGCCTGGGCGCGCGTCATGCCGCTGTTGATGAGGGTGATTTCGAGCGCGCGGACCTCATTGGCCTCGCGGTCAGCCGCCTTCGCCTTCTCGTCGACCTTCGTCTGATCGGCAGCGAGCAGCGCATCGGCGAAGCCGCGTTCGATCGCCATGGAGCCGGACATATAGGTCTCTGCGTCCATCCATTTAGCGCAGTCGGCGGCGCTCTGCTTGGTGCGCTGCGCGTAGACGTCGGCCATGGCCTGATCGAATGTGGCGAGATAGGCCGCGACATCCCCGAAGTCGTGCCGGTTTCCAGCCGCGACCACCCAGCAATTGTGAATCATGATGAATGACGCGGCGCCGATCTGGACGTTGTCACCGGCCATGGTGATGATCGAGGCGGCCGAGGCGGCCATCCCCATGACTTTGATCGTAATCGGCTGCGGATGCTCGCGCAGCACATTGTAGATGGCGAGGCCCTCGAACATGTCGCCGCCCGGCGAATTGATCTGGACCTCGACCGGTCGATCGCCAATCGCGCGCAGCTGCGCCGCGACCTTCTTCGCGGTCACGCCGCCGCCGGTCCACCAGTCCTCGCCAATCAGGTCGAACATGGTGATGACATTATCCCCCTGCTCGAGCGCGGCCGGGCGGATGCCGGCGGCATCCTCGCCCCATCGCTCCATGACGGGCAGCGGCGAGAACGCGGACACGCGACGATCAGCCGGGACCGGTAGCGCGCTCGGCCGCTCTGCGCGCGCCTTCACGCCGCCGACGATCGAGCGCGGTTTGCCGGGCAGGCCGGGGACCGGCTTTGCGCCGGGAATGGGCCGACTGCTCGGCAGATGGCCGGCCGGCCGAGACGGAGGCGTAGCGCGATCATTCATCGTTGGGATCCTTGGGCTGTTTCGCCGGCGTCGCGGGTGGCTTCGGCAGCTCATCGCCACCTTCGATCGGGTTCATGTCGAACGAACCGCGCACCTCATTGGGGGTGCGATAGCTGCCGTTCGGGCCGAGGGCGGCCTTGAAGAACTCCGCCTGCTCCTTGAGCGAACCGCGCAGAAGCGCACCCTCGTTGAACTTCACATAGAGCTCGTCTGCATCCTGTTCCGCGAGGGTGAAGCATGAGCGTTCAATGGCCTGTTCCCAGGCGACGAACCATTTCATGAGGCAGTAGGTCACGAAGAACAGGCCGAGTTGCTCGATGCCAGTGCCCCAGGCCGTCTCATCCATCATGAGCAGCGGGCGAGGCACGTCCATGATGCGGGCCATGTCCTCGACCGTGCGCTTGCGCAGCTCCTCATATTGAGCGTCCTTCGCGCTCGCGATGAAAGGCTTTGCCGTCAGGCCCTGCTCGAGCACCAGCCATTCGCCCGCCATCTCTCCGTCGACCGAGCGTTCGCGCATGCTTTGCTTGAGCCGCTCGATCGCTTCCTCGCCGAGTTCGTCGGCGGTTTCGAGCGCGCCACCGGCCATGACGCCCCCCTTGAGCATCTTGCCGGCGGCGCGCTCAGCCTGCGCGGCCGTTCCGAGCGTCTCCCGCGCGATGTCGCGCAGGCTGAGGCCGGTCAGGCCGTCGCGGGTCATGGGGTGACGAAAATGGAAGACCTGGTTGGCGGCGAGCGTCGTTTTGCCGCCCTTGGGCCTCTGATATTCGAAGGTCAGGGTCCAATCGTCGGAGAGCTTAGGCTTCACCGAGCCGCGCGGGAGCGGGACGATCTGCGCGACGCGGCCCCGATAGTCCGGGACGATCAAACCATAGGCATTGCCATCGCGCAGCGCGAGCTGCTGCATATAGCTCTTGAACTCGAATGCGGTCTGATAGCTGTTCGGTCGCTTCTTCAGCACGCGGTAGAGCGGATGGTCTGTGGCCTTCTCGATGATCTCACGGCCCCGGCTGTCCATCTTCCGGCGCATGAGGAAGGTGGGCAGCATGCCGATCGAGCTGGCGATCAGGTTCTCGCTGCGAAAATAGGTGCTGTTGCGCAGCGCCGTCAGTTCCGTGACGCTGAGCCCGCTCGCCGAGGCGTTCCCGCCGCGCAGGAATTCCTGCAGCAGCGGGCTGTCCATCTCCATCGGCTGCCAAGCCTGCACCGGTCCGACCCGGTCGAGCATGGGGGGGCCGCCATTATGGCCGATGGGCGCGACATTGACGATGCCAGCGCTACTCGAGCGGCGACCGCCGGAGGCGCGCACATAGTCGTCGGGCGACATCACCACTAAGCGCCCTCCTTTAGACCCGGATCACGCCGCGCGAGGCGTAGACTGATTTCTTCTTCGGCTTCTGCGCCGCAGTGGCTGCGCCGACGCCCATCGCGATGGTCACCATGCCGTCGATGCGGCCGCGCGAGCGAACCTTGTCGAAACAGCGATTGCCCTGCCCGTCCTGATCGATCGCGGCATTCGCAGCGCACGAATAGGTGACGGGCGAGGAATCGATGACAATCTTCCCCTCGAGGATTATGTCCTCTGTGCGGGTGATCGAGTGCGGCATGCACAGCTGCCGATCCTCGAACATGACCTTCTTGCCCTGGGCATGCTTCACGATCTTGAGCCCGCGCCCTTCGGGCTTGCCCGGCCCCTCATATACCCAGACCGCGAGCCCGATTTCGGCGCACGCCTCGCGAAAAGCATTCACGAAGGCGATGTCGACGACCAGCTCCACGACCTCATGGTCCGCGACGAGCTCGGCGACCTGCTGCGCCACGAAGGTATAATCGATCGTGGCTCCGGGCGTGGCGGTCAGATAACCGTCATTGACCCAGTCGACATAGGGCGCCCGGTCCGCTTCCGCACGGTCCGCAAGCCCCTCCGCCGTCGTCCAGTACCAGGTCTTGCTCGCGAGCAACCCGTCGGCACCGGCCTCCCATGTTCCGCTCAACGCGGTGAGGTCGTTCTTGCGCGAGAGGTCGAGGCTGAGCCAGCACTTGCGGCCGCGCATCGCGCGGCTGTCGACCGCCCCCTGCACCGCCGACCATTTCTCTTCGTCGATCCAGAAATCGGCTGCGCCGATGTCGATCCCGAAATACAGCCGCTTGACGCTGGACTTGGTAGATGGCCGCAGGTTCGCGGCCTCGACCACCGAGCGCAGATTCTCGACCGGGAAGGTCTCGCCGAGCGCTGGCAGCGCCTTTCCCCAGCAGCTCTCATCCTCGAAAACGGTTTCCCGATCGGCCTTGTCGACCCGGGCAATGAAGGCGAATGACGTGTCGTCGCGCGCCTCGCCACGCACGATCGCCTGGAACATGTCGGAATAGCTGGTGCCCACCAGCTGCGTCGTCGCGGGCGTGTTCGTGCCCATGAGAAACAGCGCGTTGCCGGCGACCTTGTCGATAGCGCGCTGCCATGTCTCGATGGCGTGGTCGGACTTGAACTCGTGGATCTCATCGCCGGCCACGAAGGTCGGGCGCGGACCGGACTGGCTGTCACCGCCAGCGAGCGTGCGAAAGAACGAGCCGCTGTCCGGATGCTCGATCTTCCAGGCGTTGTCGAGCTCGCCGCGGATGATGACCTCGCCGCGCGATTCGAGCGTATCGCCTTCGTCTTCGTCCGGGATCTGCCCCCGGCACATGGAGACCGCGTCGCGAAACAGCACGTTCGCGGTCGCCTTGTCCTGACCGATCGCATAGCACTGCGCATGCGGGATGTCGTTCCACCCCATGAGATAGATGCCCATGGCCCCCATGAGCGGCGATTTGGCCTGCCCCTTACCCGTCTCGAGCCAGCCGCGCCGAAACCGGCGAAGGCCGTTCGCACGGTGCCAGCCGAACAGGCTGCCGACCGCGAAGGTATGCCAGCCGAGCAGGTGGAACGGCTGTCCGGCGCGCGGGCCGTCGGCAACGGAGAACACGGCCGGGAAGAAATTCAGCGCATGCGCCGCTTCTTCCGGCTTCCAATACAGGCCGCGGGACGGTCCATCGCGCAGGTCTCTCAAGTGCCTCTCAGCGGCATATTTCACCAACTCGCCGGCGCGCCACGGCAGCTTATCGGCGATGGCATCCTCAGCCCATGCAGTCGTCGGATCGACGATCCGCTTATTTGACCGGCTTGAGGTACTGCGCCGACGCGGTGGTTTTGATGGCACGCTTTACGACCTTACCGACCGTATTGCGGCGGCGCGGCGAGATGCCAAGATCAGCTTCAAGACGCTCAGCATCTGCTCCCGCCTCCCTCATAGCCGTGAAATATGGGCTCAGCCGGGCGATCGACTTCGGATTCCCGCGCTTCGGCTTGGCGACAGCGCCATGTGCCGCGACCTCGCGGGAGCATCGTTCGAAGATGATGTAAGCTAGGACGAGACGCTGAATGGCATGAGCATTGGTCGGAGCGAGCGTCTCACGTTCTTTCATTTCGGTCGTGATGCGACGCCAATGCTCCGCCGCCGTAGCGATCTCAAGTTCATCGTCGAGCAGGAGCGACCAGGACGGCTCCTCAACAATGCCGCCAGTGTCGGCAATTCTCTTCATGCAACATCACCCCCTACGGGGGTGCCCCCAACTTTTACCCCTAAAATACATTTCGGTGCACATGGCGGGCGGGGTCGGTGTCCGCTCGGCCACCCCCTAGACTTTCGAGGAGGGGGGTAGGCCCGCCTCGTCGGCTCCTGGCACGGTCACTTTGGCGATCATGGTCCACTCACCGACCTTGTAAGAGGGCGATCCACGCTCATTTTGCTTGAGATCGATCTCGACGAAGGCACCATCCCCCTCGATCCCTAGGCTCTCAAGGACCGCATCGGAGAGCAGTCCACGCAGGGTTGACCAGTTGAGGCGGACCCTCACCTACCGGCGGTGGATGACTACATCACTGAGCAGGTCAGCAACGATCGAGCGACCCATCAGCGCGTCGGCCGAGACGGGAGGAACAGCTTGGCTTTGAGCCAAGCCAGCTTTCTCTCCATGCCGACGATGAACTGCCGCAGGTGCGCACCCTTGGTGTTCCCTGAGACGCCGTGAGTAAGGTAGGTTGTTCCTGCGTCGTCGCTCTCGGCGCCGATGACGATCACCATGACGCATCGACCATCCGTGGCAAGCAGCTGCGCGAGAGCATTGGCTTCGCTCTCAGCCATGGTGTCCCATGCACGCTGTTCGATCGGATCGCGCTCTTGGTCCATCAGCCTCTCCTGTTCCACGGGTGGTCAGCGCTGGTCGGTCGCCCGTCCCGCCCGATGCCCTTGCCCTTGATCGGCTGGGCATGCCCGAACTGCTCGGCCGTGCGCGCCTGGTGGCAGGGATCGCAAAGGCAGCGGATGTTGCTGTCGACATCCTCGCCGCCCAGCGCGGACGGCACGATATGGTCTGGCACGGTCGAGGGCCGGATGATCCCCTTGGGCTTGCAGTCCTCGCATAACGGCTGGGCCTTCAGCCTGCGCGCGCGCAGCGCCATACCCCGCCGGCCCCGGATGCGTTCGCCCATGGGATGCTCCAGCTATTTGCCCGCTCTATCCGGCGGCGGGCACCAGGCGCTGACTGAGCAATGCTCAGTCTCCCCGGCATGCGCTCGGCTCTGCTGCTGCCGCCCCGGATGGCAGGTCACAGCGTCAACGCCTCGCGGGTATCTCGGAAATAGCGCCGCACACCCGCCCGATCGCCTATGCCTCGGTACGTCAGCGGGCCGCAGTGTCGCATGTGGACACACCAATCAGCGCTATGCTTTGGCCGCATCGGAGCGGCCTATCCCCTCGATACCCCTCCCCCGAATCACCGTCAAGGCACAGGGGATAAATGTAAAGCTCCACTACTTTCCTGTTGTGCCCAATGTAGCGATGCGCTACACCATTCGCATGAAGCCGATCTCCTACACGAAAGCCGCCATCAAGACGCTCAAGCGGATGCCCCGCAACACGTCCGAGCGGATCGTCGCGAAGATCGAACAATATGCAGCCGATCCCGCCTCGCTCGCGAACAACGTGACGGAACTGGTCGGGCGCGAGGGCATCCGCCTCCGCGTCGGCGACTGGCGCGTCATCATGCGCGATGGCGAAGTGCTGGCCGTCCTCGAAGTTGGCGCGCGCGGCGGGATCTATGAATGATGGAGTTGAACATGGCAGACACGATCACGATCGACCGAGCCGTCTATGACGAGATGCGGGCGGCGATGGATGAACTCGCCGACCTGCGCGCCTATGACCGCGCCACCGCCGCGCTGGCATCCGGTGAGGAAGAGCTCATCCCGGCCGCGTTCGCTGAGCGCCTCATCTCTGGCGAGCCGCCACTGCGCGTCTATCGCGAGCTGCGCGGCATGACCCAGGCGGCACTGTCCGATGCGTCTGGCGTCAACCGCGTGCAGATCGTGAATATCGAGGGCGGCGATGCGCAGGGATCGGTCCAGACCCTGCGCAAGCTCGCCGATGCGCTCGGGGTCACGATTGACGATCTGGTCGACTAAGCCGCCGTCAGCAGGCTCGTCACCGGGATGGTGACGGGGATCGCGAAGCCGGAAAACAGCACCAGCGCATGCCGCCCGCGCGTCGTCTCGACGACTCCGGTCAGTCCGCCAAAGCCGCCATCCGGGCACTTCACCCGCTCGCCGGGCTGAAACACCCTCGCCTTGGCGAGAGGCTTGCCCCGCTGCTCGGCCGTCCGCAGCGTGTCGAGCGACCGGTCTGGCACGGCGATGAAGCGCCCCGCATAGCGCATCACCGAGAAGTGCGGGCAGCCGACGGTCACCATGCGGCGCTGCTCCGCATCCCACTTCTGGAACGATTGCGATGGAGAGCGGGACAGCGCCACCAGCTCGCCCAGCCGCTCCCGGCTGGCGAACACGAAGGTCGGCAGCAGCGGCACGATCTTCTCGACGCGCTTGCGCGCCGCGCCGACCCGGTGCTGCCGGGTCGCGACCGGCGTCCACACCTCGAAGCCGCCGTCGCGCAGCGTCTCGAACACGCGCAGCGTGCCCAGGCCGGACATGCGCAGGACGCACCAATCGCTCATGCGCCCTTCCCCTCGCCCATCATCGCCTTGACCTGCGCAACCTGCTCCGGCGTCGCGCGCTGCACCGGCTCGCGCCATTCCTCCCGATGCTTGCGGATCAGCATCTTCGCCGCGACCACGTTGCGCAGGTGCCGAGACACGGGCCCGCCAGCCGCCGCCTTGCGGATCTCGGAGACATCCGGAAACCATGGCGAGCCCTTCAGCAGCACGTCATAGGCGTGGCGCAGGTCATCGAGGGCCACGTCCTTCAGGCCGTGCCAGTATAGCTCGATCTGAGCGCTCGCCTCCGCATCGCTCCCCTGCCGGCGCCGCTTGATCGATGCGAGCAGGCCGAGCATCGCCTCTACGTCCGGGCGCGCCGGCATGGGATAGTCCTCGCTCGCCTCGACGAACGCTTGCAGGTCCGCAGCAGTCTTAGGTCCAACCACCCGCGCGCTGCTCATCGTCGTGTAGCCGCCCAGCAGCTCGCTCAGCCTGGCGTCGAGCGACGGTGCGGACCAGCGAGTCGGTCGGTTCTGCGTGGTTTCGGTTTTGGCGAGCTGGGACATGGCTTGCGTCTCGGTTTCGTGGATCG